GATACCGGAGCGAGTGAAGCCGGCACTTTCAGCCTGTAACTCAAAACGGTACAACCCGACAGCACTGTTTAGCACCTCAAAATCAGGTGATTGCGTGGCAACGGTTGTCCAGTTACCGTCACCGAGCTTGTAGCGCAAGATGTAACGAGCAACGCCGGTTTGGGCACGCCAACTAATGATTAGTTTAGCTAATACTTGACCGCTGGATTCATAAAGCACTTCCGAGGCGCTAAGTTGTGCCGGAGTAGCTGGTGCAACGTTCAGGTCACTGATGTCCGTAGGTGTCAGCGGAATGTCGCGCTCTACATAGTCGTATTTACTGAAGTCGTATTTGATGCCAGTGATGGCATAGGTAATGCCGTCTGATTCTTCTTGAACAGTAAGAACGCGGAATGGTTGACCAGACAGCGTGGAGATGGTAATCATCCACGGGCTGCCGGCATAAGGCTGTGAAAGCAGGTCTGTTGGCAGTGTCACCAAGTTGCCGTTGATTGTGGCGCCATTAATCACCTGCACCGTTTGATCCTGCAGCACCACTTGGAAAGTGAACGTGCTTGGCACCGTGTCGGTGAACATCGTGCTGGCTTGGCGATCAATCGTGATCTGCCGTGCGCCGCTGACGCTGACCACACGACCACCGCGCACAAAGCCCGCACGCACGGGATCCATCACCTTGATGACTTCACCGGGGCGGACGTATTGACCAGGTGCAATGCCCGTCTTAAAACTCACCACTTCGGTGGTATTGTTCTCTTCGTACAGGATCCACTCACCAACACGGCGAGCTTGGCCTTTGCTGGTGCAGGCAAAAGCATCAACCTCCTTTTTGTTGATGCCAAACTTGGCAATGGCAGTGGCATCCTCAACTACTTCATAGGTATAAGTGCGGGCAGTCATGTCGAAATATTTAACGGCAACCACCGTGCTACGAGTCTTCAGACTGCTGCCGCTATAGGTAAAGCCTTCCTCGGTGACATTTGACTGGTTAAAGATATAAGTAGCATCTGTCGGGCGATCCTGAGCAACTGTCAGTGATCCAACGCTCCAGAACGGCATGGCACGGAATACCGAGCACATGTCATTAATCAGCTTGAAAACTTCCTCCTGCGTTTGTATACAGACGTTGCATGAAAAACGGGGTTCAGTGCCACCAAAGCCGTTGGGCACTAGGGCTGAGGAGTATTGGCTGGCAGCAAAGAACGCATACTTGTCTAATTGCGATGCCGAAACATAAGCACCTGTTCCGTATCGACTATTGGTAAGCAAATCCCAAAGGATCCAGGCTGGGTCTGTCGTCCACTTTGCAACTTGAAAGTTGCCACTCCAGATACCGGCATAGGTCAGGCGACCGTTAGTGCTATCGACAGTGGCATTGTCGGGGATGCGTACCTTGATGCCGCGTACACGGTACATCCGCTCGGGAATGTTGCTGAACTGTTCAGCGTTAAAGCGGAAACCAACAAGTGCACTGTTGGGATAACGCAGTTTTTCATAGATCCGTTCTGTATAACTCGTCCAGAACAAACTATTTTGCACTGGATCACCACTGGAATCATTTGCGTTATCGCTGGTGTCACGGATAACTCGAATTGAAACCGGCGGAGGTGCTGCGAAGTTGAGGATATAACTACGGGTATAAAGGTCAGCGGTACGACCGACGATTGAATCTGTCTTTACAGTTGTAAAAGGACCACCACCGTAAGAAAACTGGATTCGGAAATCAATTCGCGTACCAACAACATCACCATTGCGGCGAAAGATTTGCAGCGCAGGCGTTGACAGTGTGATGCGAACGCCATCAACGTTGACATCCGTAACCGTGCGCGTAATCGGGATTGCATTGGTGACCTGGGTTGATACGTTGACTTCTTCTTGTGTTGCAGTGCTGAATAGCATCTGCGTTTGATTTTGCGTGCCGTAACGATTGAAAACTTCAAAGTCGCGGAAGTTAAGATCTGCTACCTGGTATGCATTGGCGGGGTTGGCGCCTTCGCGTGCAATCGGAGTGTTGTTTAGGAATATGTCTTTTAACAATGCGCGATTGTATTGAGCCGAGTCACGTGCATAGGCACGAGCAGATGGGAAGCCTTCAATTTCGCCTTCACTGATTAGGTCTAAAACCAGTGCGTGCTGTTTTGACTGGAGACTATCAGGATCAACGCTGGCAGTCCGCGCTCCACCGCCATTGCCGCCTTTACCACCGCCGCCACCGCGGTTACCAGCACCGATCACATAGTCAGTCATTGGCTTATCCAATTTGATCGCTGGTAATACCAGCAGAGATCACGAGACTGCCCACCAGCATTTCGCCATAAACGATTGGTACAGGAACACCACTCCGGGATACATTCTGAATACCGGAAAAACTGAAGGACTTGCGAGGATCATCAGGACTATTACTCCCAACCGATGCCTGCGATGTGGGTGTCAATAATTGTGCGACGCCGCGCAGAGTAAGAGAAACGCCAATACCACCGACGATGGTGGAGATTGATGTGCCCGCGATAGCTGCTGCCCCAAATGGATTAATTAATGCCAGTGCAATTAAACCAACACCAGCCAATATATTGCCGACTCCACTACCAGCGCCAGCAAACACCGGGACAATACGAATTGGCTCTTTTTTGCCCGTTGGATAATGTAAAACTTCCGGTTGATTTGCTAGCGGTAATTCAAACTTTCCAACACTTACCTTGTAGTGCTGGTCCGCCATGTGTTGCTTCAAGTTTGGAAAATTTGCCAGCAGGAAACGCACAGCCTCCGCTGGATTTTGCACGTCAGCCTTAAAGCTGCGCTGACCGAGAAATTTCGCCAATGCCCCGTAGACCTTGATGATCCGCATTACTGGCACCTGCTGGAGTGCCGGAGCACACGCCCGGTATTTTTCAAATAATAGCCGCCGAGGATGTCACGGGAACTCAATCGTCCCCGAATGTGGTGCAGGATCATCTGGTCACCCACGTACACCGCCACATGGTTCAAGCCATCGCAGCCATCTAGCGCCATCAGCAACGCATCCCCGATCTGCAGCTCATCCATTGAAACCTCGACAAAGCCAGCGTCACGCCAGCAGCGATCAAACATCGGGTCGGCATTGAAGTTGTTCAGGTCAACCGGACGTTCCCAGTCCCGTAGTGGCAACGCAAAATGCTCGGCGTACCAGTCCCTTACCAGCGTCCAGCAATCGCTAATGCCCCAAACCCATTGCCGTCCCACTAAAGGTGCCTTGTAGCCAGTCGGTTCAATCGTGCTCCATTCCAGGCTGCCGGGGTTGACGATATGCCAGGTGATGCCGGATTTCTCGCAGCCCATGCGGTCCGCTTCGCTTGGTGTTGCCGGTGAGGTTGGATGGCTATGTACAACGGCAAGCACTTCACCTGCATCTTCGGCTTTGGCGTAGTCGTCAGGATCCAGCATGAAAAAATCCTGAGGTGAGTCCGCCAGATTGCTGCACGGCCAATAGCGTTTACGGCCTTTGATGACCACCAACAAGCCACACGCCTCTCGTGGTGATTCCGCCAGCGCGTGCTCAATCGCTGCCTTCTGCCATTTCCTTGTCATCCGTAGTAACCTCCAACGCCGGGGAATCCGCCAAACGGCAATGCAGCGGTCTCGCCAAATCGCTTACGACAACTGGTAAGTCGCTTACCGCATACGTCCTGCGCTGCGGTGATAACTGCTCCGGTTGTCACGACTGGCTCAACAGTGTTCACGTAACCCGAAGACCACAACGGAGTATTGCTGCCACCGTGGTAATAAACAAGGTTGCCATCATTTTGTTGGTCTAGGTAGTTGGTGCTATAACCACTGGCGGTACGGGTGTAGTACACAGCAGCAACAGCACTGAACGTACCAAGACCGCCGGGTGTGACGACGGGATCGCCGTTTCTCCATGGATTCGTTGCTCCCACGCTGACGATGGCGTTGAAATAAATGCCAACCTTCCACATGCCCGTTGAAGTGCTGACCGTTGCCTTAGCCATAGGCTTGAGGTTGGGGTCGCCATAGTCGTCATTGATGACTGGTGCGCCTTGCGTCCACTGATGGGTCACTGTTCGACCCAATGCAGCAAAGGCAGTCACGTAGTTCTGCGGCAATGCCGTTGAAGTTGCGGTATAGCTCAACGTGATTGTGCGGCCATCAATCGTGAACTGACGTGTTACCGTGCGTGATTGACCGGCATAGTTATTGGCATTGCCAAGAACCTCGTAAAAGAACGCTCCAGCGCGACCTGTATTGACCGTGCTTTCTTGTCGCCAATCCATGTGCCGCACTGCAGTCGGCGTACCAACTAGATCAGTGTTTGTGCTCCAGGCGGCGGTATTGTTGGCGCGATACAGCACTAGGTTGCCGTCGGTTTGAATCACCAGTCGTTGTCCGCTTAAACCGCCAGTACCTGCGGCAAAGACCAGTGCATTGTTCTTGGCTCTTGTCACGATGTTGCCGTCAGCCTGCAGCGTGGTGCGCCACCAGCCGTTGACAGAAGTCAGGTGTTGATCGGTAAATAGCGTTTGCCCAGCTTGCAGGCGTTCGTTACCAGCAGGAAAGTTAATGGCAAATTGTGTGGCGACAGCATTATCATTGGCGTCAAAGAAGTTTGTGCCGGTGTAACCGCACTCTGGTCCGCGATAGATCCATGGGCAGGCATTAGGCAACGCCACACGACGAGGAACACGCACCCCAGCAAGGTCAAATACAGCCGCCAGCTCCCATTCGACGTAATCGCGGTTTTCTGTAACTTTGCGGTCAACGTAATACACCTCACGCGGCATTTCGCTGTCACCAGGTGTGCCGAATGGATTGGTGCCGCCCGTAAAATTGGAAGCATCCAGGAACCGACTTAGCGTGCGGATGCGCGTGAACTTAGCTCCGGCAAGGTCATTGCCTGGTGTGAACACATTGGCATTGACCAAAATTGCCGACATGGAGCCAAGGATGTTGGACACCCGCACCTTTGGTCTTGGAAGTTGTCCGTTGCCTGAATACTCAAAGCCTTCCGCCTCAATCGGAAACGGCATGTAAAGCTGTCCGCGCCAGGCAATGTCACCTGCAGGTGTCTTGGCATTTACACCGCTATGGAAACGGTAGATATCAGCACTGCCGTGAACGGCGGCAACCAACTGCAGCTCATATAACTCAATGATGGCATTGGGGCTTGAACCGATAAGCTGCTGAAATAACTCGCTCATGGCTCAAAGACCTGCACAAAGGTGGCATTAATAATGTTGATATTTGCGTATTGCAATTCACGATTCCAGTTTGGGCAAATGTATCTGCCAGCACCCGTTCCAGCCGGTGGTGTCCAGTAAAAACTTTCCGCACCAGCACGAGCCTCCAAAAATGCTTCTATTGCATTTGCGTCAGTATTATTCTTGGCAGTCCATTTCAAATCCCAAATTTTTGGGCTTGTATTTAAACCATAACGAAGCCTTTGCGAGTAACCATCGCCGTATTGAATAGAACGAACACGAGGTTCACTTTTTTTGTTCAAGCTAAAATCTGGCGTTGTTCCGCCGGTGCTTGTTCCAACTGTTGCATCATCAAAAGTAGCCATCAGGCGAGCAAGCCTCCGGGACGCTTCTGCTTAATCAATTCTGCCTGTACTGCAGCGCCAACGGCACGTCCTAAAGCGTTTGCATCAGGCTGGTTGCCTTGCACGCTGGAGCCGCTGGCATCAACGTTAACGACCACACTGGTGCCACCACCGTTCTTCATCGTTACGGGAATGCTGCGACCGTCAGGAAGGGGCACATAAGCTTCAGGGCGGCTGCCTTCACCAAACATGGCTAGCTGCGGGCTATTAGCAATACCACCAGCGGCGTAACGCTTCAGAAGTAACGGACCGTCAGGGGTCATGATACCGCCCGAAGCAAAAATAGACATTCCAAATATTTTACCGCCAGGAATAATAGTTTTTAAAGTTTGAAAAATAGCAGCTCTCATGAAAATTTTGCTTAGATCAAGAAGAACAGATCGAGTAAAATCCGCAAAAGTAGCTTTTCCCGTGGCAGCAAAATCAGCGAGTTGATCTGCTAGTCCAACAAAAGTATTGCCTAATGCAGAGCCTAGGTTTGCACCAAGATTCAAAGCAGAATCAGCTATTGCTTTAAATGAAGCTTCAAAATTATCTTTAAAAGTATTTCCAGAATTAGCTGCATTTTCTAAAGCTGCACGCAGTTTTTGAAGTGCTTCAAGTAACTCAGTATTAGTTATTTTTCCGTAAAATTCTTCAACAACAGCAGCAAGTTGCTTATTAATATCAATTCTTTTTTTATCTTCATCAGTCAAAATTTTTGTCTGTAATTCAGCTTCAGCGATTTTTATGTTTATTTTTCCTAAGTTATCAAGTTTTTCATTTGTAATTTTATTTGATTCATTTTCATATTTTAACTGTAAAGCTACAAGTTTAGCATTGCGTTCATATCTTAATGCTAAACGCTCTGCTTCTTTATTTTTTGTATTTGCTAATTTTATTGTTTCTGTATCATATTGTCCAATAATTTTCAATCTGTCTTTTTCAAGCTGCAGGCCAAGAGCACGTTGTTTGTTTTGATTTTCCTGCGCATCATTTATTTTGTCCTCCAAAATTGCTACTTTAAATATTTCTTTTGCTTGTTTTTCTATAATTTGCGTGCGAAGTATTGAGCTGGCTAGTGCTTGAGCCGCTGTTTTACCTGCGTTTTTATCTTTTGTGGCTTCAGGTTGAATTCTAGGAAGACCCCTAGATGGCTCTTCTTTTGTTCCTGCTGCTGCCATTTCAGCAGCAAGCAATGCGGACATTTGAGCAAAAGTTTTAGTTCGTCGTTGCAATAAAACATTATATTGACCTTTTTCAATTGGACCTAACTCAGTACCGCCTTTGCCGCCAAGAGCTTCAAATCTGCGAATACTCTTATCAGTTGCATCAAGTGTACTTTGTAGTTGATTGATCTCTCCTTGCCTACCTTTTCCAAGACTAAAAAATTGATTGAGCTTGCGAATTGCCGCATCAATTGCAACAACAATATTTGCAAACGTATTTTGAAACGATGCACCAATTGGTTTTAGCAAGCTACCAATGCTTTCACTCAAGCGAGAAAGTGATGTACGAAGACGGTCACCAGCAGCATCTGGACCAGCAGCAATAATTTTTGCGTTTTCACCATATTCATCAAATAATTTTTCCGCAAATTTTTGGAAATCTTGCAGGCTAACTTGTCCCTTTTCAAGGGCTTTATCAAGTTGCTGCGGAGTCATGCCTATTGATTCTGCAAACAAGCTGAATGCACCAGGCAAACGTTCTCCAATTTGCTGGCGTAATTCTTCAGCAGAAACTTTTCCCTTGCTGAAAACCTGTGAGGTTGCGGTTAAGGCGGAATCAAGCTGATCAAGCGAACCACCTGTACCTCGAATGCCTGATGCTACACCAATAAATGCTTTTTCGGCATCTTTAACGTTTCCACCGGCACCTTTAACAGAGGCAGTAAGTTGAGTAAATTGACGTGTGAGGATTTCTTGCGGTATAGCAAGATCTCGACTTGTTTTATCAATAAATTGCAGTGCACGACGATATTCAGTCGTGTCTTTGGTAACTAATTGCAATGCTTGACGTTGCTTTGCAATTTCTGCGGCGTAAGTAGCGGTGCCGGCTAATGCTTGCCTGAATTGACCGACTTGAGCGCCAATCGCAC